CGGCTGGTTTTCATCCTATCTTTGTTGGTTTTCCTAAACAATATGGTGGTGTTATTGAGAGAGTTTTTGATAAACTCGGTGCTCGTAACTCTACTATAGATGCAAAGAAATATGATACTAGTCTTATACCTCTTATACTTTATTATGCAGCTTGTGTACTTTTAGCTGGGGCTCAACGTCCTAATGCTCATGTTCTCGTGATCGAAACTATTTACTGTATGCTTGTCACTTCTATGGGTAATGTGTATTTGAAAGATGGTGGAAACGCTTCTGGTGGTTTTCTCACTCTCATCCTTAATTGCTTTGTTCAATTATTGCTTGCTGCCCGCGCTAACTTTAAACATTGTTGTTGTAACATCGGTGTTGATCTTATTTTGCGTGCTGTTGGTGATGACGGTAATTATACTTATGTCAATTGTCGCTTGACTAAAGACTTGTTAGTCTCTTCTTTTGCTGATTATGGCGTTACTTTAAAGGATGTTGTGTTTGGTGGTCCTGAGGAGATGGAGTTTTGTGGTTGTCATTATAAAAACGGTCGTTTGACTGTTCGTGAGCGTAAGCTTTATTGCGCCATGTTTTGGACGCAGCGTCTTGACCCTGATTCTCGTGCCATTCGTTTGGCCTCTCTTTATTTGGACTTATTTGAAGATCCTCTCTACGCGTCCATTTGCTCTCGTGCTTATTATTCTATTGTTCATTTCTTTCACTTGGACCTTCCTGATCTTCCTGAGTTTGGTCGATTGTATGAAATTCGTTATGGTAAACCGGCTGCGCACAACGATATGCCGGTTTATAAACCTTTTCCGGATCTTATTCTACAATCAAGATCTATGGCTCGTGGCAAGAGTGGTAGAATTGCTGGTTACACTGTTCGTGGAACCTCTGCTACCAATACTTCTGCCCAACCTTCTCGTCCTGCTCGTCGGCGTCGTAATCGCCGTCGTCGTCCTCGTGTTCAGCGTCGTGCGCGTTCTGCTAACGCTGCTGCTCCTTCAATGCGATTGTCTACGTACCGTCCCGGTGCAGAAGTTCAAGACTGTTCCTGGGACTATTTAGCTTGCTTGCTGAATCCTCGTGATGGCCCTTTGGGTTGTCGGCCTGATGTGTATGCCCTTCCTAGTACTGTTTTCCGTTGTCTTGCTAAGACTTCGATGCAAAATGGCACCGGAGGGACTGGATATAATGGCTTTGCTATGCTCAACCCTCTTGCTTTTGTTTCTAACAACGGTTCTACTGGTTTTTCTGTTTCTGGCACTGCTTTTGTGGGCAGTACTTTTGCCAACACAGGTACCGGTATTACCGTTACAAGTTCAAACAGCATGTTTGCTACCTCCGATTGGGGTACAACCTCTTCACTCAGTCAAGTTCGTGTGATTGCAGCTGAACTTCGCATGATGTGTTACACGAATCCTTTGAACATTGCTGGCTACTCTACTGCTATGGAGACGAGTGACCATGCTGAACTTATCGGTGTCGGCATTGGTCAACTTACGTATCCTGGCGTTGAGGCTCAGCCAATTTTACCTGGCAAGTGGATTTCTACTCGCTGGTCGGGTGCATTGAACAAAAACGATCGTGATTTCACTGGGCAGCCTTCTACTGATGGCACTCCCTGTATGGGTTTGAGTGCATTGGTTCCTGGCGGTACTTCTTTGCAGTTTATTGTTGAAGCTTATGTTGTTTTTGAGGTTTGTGGTTTGAAGAGCACTGCTCCTCGTCCTGCAAAACAAGACTCTGATGGTATGTCATGGGTTTCTACCAAGCTTTATGAGCATGGTCCTCAAGCTCTCCAGCGTTTGAAAGACACTTCCATTTGGACTCGTGCCGTTAAGGGCATAAGTTCGATGTCTGTTGCCGCTCTTGCAGCCTCCGCTGCCGCTGCTGTCTCTCCTGTTGCTGCTGCTGCTATTCGCACTGCTGGTGCGTATGCTAGCGCTGCCGCCTTTGTTGGTTCTGGATCACGCATGCTACTATGAGTTTTATGCTGTTGTAATAGCTTTCTCTTGTAGCACGCTAGTGTTAAGTTGCTTGATTCGTTACGTAAGTTTTATGTCAAG